TAACGGATCACTCAGTAGGTTGAATTCAGGTTTGAAATTGTAGGTCCAAAGTAGTACAGCTTCGCCAGTGCCCTTGGGATCACGGATCAATTGTAGCTTTTTGGTCACAGGATTGAACGTGTAGTTCATGTAAGCACCAAACATGCGTCCGGCCAATTCCACATACTGACTGTAAAAGTCGTAAGTGGCAAGTCCACCTGCCACGTTAAAATTCATCAGGTATACATTCATACTTGCTTGGCTGAATGGATCAAAGTTGCTTGCAAATGGTCCAGTGCTGTCACCAAAGGTCCTGCGGAAGATCTGGCGCACACTGTATACTTCCTGCGGCAAGTCATAGATATTGACGTTGGCCACCAGTTCCATGAATGTGTAGCTTTCTTCGTAGGCGTTTTGTGCTCGCTGGCGATAGGTGCCAACTGTGTTTCTATAGGCTGCTTCGTAGTGTTCGGCATCCAGCTCGATATCTATGATCTGATCACCCAGTTGATAACGCACATACTGGAATAGATTTTGTTTTAGTGTTTCTAAACTTGATTCTTGTTGGATACCCATGCGATCGCTCCTATACGAGTATTTATCAAGAATGCTACCAGGCCTTGAGTATGATCAAGTTCTCGTTGCCACGTCCATTGAATTGAATTTCTGTGCTTTTTATATCTTTGTACACTTTTCTGGCCGCAGGTTTTCCAACCGACGTGATAGACTTGATCTGTTCGGCTGGCTTGCGCAAGGTCTTCTGTGAGCTGTTGACAGCATCAAAGGCCACAATGCTGGTTCCTTTTATTGTGAATGACCCCACATGAGTGTCGGCTACAACATGGATCAACTTGCGTTTTTTGGTATCGTATAACCAAGCCTCTGACGCATTGATCAAACTGGCTGGTGCTTCTGACACCAGTTTGAGTTCTGCAAAGTCTTTGAGATACTTGAACTTGCTGGATAACTTTTCAGGACTTATCACTCGCTTGGCACGCGGTTTGCGTTCTACTTTCTTGATCTGTACATAACTGGCACAGTCATTGATTACCAGTTCGCAGAATTTTACGCAATTACGCAACTGTATCTTGGAAAGATGACTGTACGCTTCCACTAGATCTGCATCACGGCCTTCTACAGTTTCTTCAAACTCAGCTAGTCGATCTTTCCAGATAGCACTGATAGTGCCAATCATCTGTGGTGCCACATTCCTGCCACGGATATGTGACATGGGCTTGAACTCGGCTGTTAGTTTTGCACCCTGCTGTAGGAAATCATCAAACATGCCTTCTAGTTCACCAGCACACTCACTCATACGCTCACGCAAATGATCCTGTATGGTCAGGCGAGCCTGTACTGTTTCTTCCTCAGTTACGACTTTGACCACTTCTTGTTTGATACGCATCATGTCACTGATCTGGCCGTCTATCACGCTTAGTTCGTGTTCGCTTAGGGCCAAGCCAATCAAGTTCATTCTACATACCCAGGCTGTGGTGCTACGGATCTGGCTGTCTGGAATGCCTCTTATGAGTTTGGCGTCTTTGGGTCTGTCATTGTGTTCAAGCCAATGGGCAATCATATCCTTGGCATCTTTTTTACCATAGTGATAATTGTACCAAGTGAAAGCCTTGAGCATGGCGCTGGTTCTATCTCCGTCGGTTAGTACCAACTTCCAAGCAGGTTCTGAGCCGGTGTATTTTACATCGGCACTTTTGGGATTTAATAGTTTGATGTCTGTGGTGGGTTTTTTAGTCTTTACCATTGGATGTCCTTGATATCATGATTGTTAATTATAACACTGGGTCCGTTTGTAGTCAACCGCCAAGCAAACAGGCAAATACCAAGTATTTTTCCAAGTTTTTAACCAAATCTTCAGCTTGTTGTTCCAGCTCTTGATAGCGGGCAGTGGCTCTATGTAGCCTGCGACACTCTACACTTTCCTGGCTGAGTCGATTCAGCACTGTGGTTATGGGCTTGAGCATTTTGACCAGGTCTCTTCTGGCCACCCGGCTTCGTACTGCGGCTATCTGTCGTTCTGCTTGTTTCAACCGTTCTTGTATCTGTTCCATATAGTATTTTATCCTGTTTTGAGTTTTTGGTCAAACTTTGCGGTAAATACTTGACTATGCCACGCCTGAGCCTTTATCGCCCCAATCGAACCTATGACTATCAATTCCTTGACCGCACTATCAAAGAACGATATACAGTAGGTGGAGTAGATGTCTATGTCCACAAATATCTGGGACCAATTCTGGATGAAAGTGAAAATCCTGGAAACAACGATGCCACACTGCCAGTATATGACAGTGTAAATCCGTTGTTTATCGAAGATTTATTATTGTTAGAAAACAGAGATAGAGCCTATGATCCTGATGTGTACATCATGCGCGGCGTTTATACTCAACAAGATATTGATTTTGATCTTACACAGTTTGGTCTGTTCTTGAACAATGATACTTTGTTTATTACTTTCCATTACAACTACATGATTGATGCGTTTGGTCGTAAACTGATGTCAGGTGATGTGTTAGAGTTACCCAATCTTAAAGATTACTATCCGTTAGATCCAACCATACCGTTACCCCTACCCAAATACTATGTAATACAAGATGGGTCTTATGCTCAAGAAGGATTCAGCCAGACCTGGTTGCCACACATATGGCGTGTGAAAGCAACTCCCATGGTCAATGCCCAAGAGTTTCAACAGATCATCAACGAACCCTTTATGCCAGACAATATCTGGGATCCAGGAAATTTTTATCCAGGAGGATTTACTGTGCTGGATGGTGACAACTATTATATCTCCACAGGTAATGTGCCGCCTGGTACTCCTGTGACTGATACTGCATACTGGACTCCTGTTACCACTCCTAGTACCGTAGGCGATCAAATGAGTACTAGACCCAAGGACTTGGAGATTAAGGATGCCGTGTTGGTACAGGCACAAGTGGATGTACCGTTCAGTGGCTACGACACCACTAAATTTTACATATTACCAACCACCCCTGTGGGCGATCCAGCCAGTGCCGGATTAGTGGCCAGCGATGGCTCCGTGGTGTCTAGTGGCACACAGTCTGGAGTGGGCACAACACCCAGCAGTTTTGGTTATACCATGGGCTATCTCACAGGTGGGTACGATCCTGAAACTGGATACTTGTTGCCTCCAAATGGCTTGCCAGTCACACCTGGCGTGAGCTTTCCACCCAATCCCACTGTTGGTGCTTATGCTTTGCGATTGGACTACTCGCCCAATCGCCTGTTCCGTTACAATGGCAGCCGTTGGGTAGCTATAGAATCTGCAGTGCGCACCGATCTTGACCTAGCACCGGCCGCAGAAACTTTACGCAACAGCTTTGTGAACAATACATATACAGTGAGCACCACCGACCTGGGTAATATTCCAAGTCGCCAAAGTCTCAGCCAGATACTTAGACCGCTAGCTGACAATGGCGATCAAGGTGGTAACATCACACCACCCAACCCAAGACCACCAGGATAACCATGGCAGTTACACAATTTTTTTACGATCAACAGATACGTCGTTTCTTGTTGCAGTTTGCTAGAATCTTTAGTAACTTCCAGGTTGAATACGGCCGCAACGAATCCGGACAGAATGATACCTTAGTGCGTGTGCCAGTTCGCTACGGTGACAGCAGTCGCCAGGCACAGACCATCATACAACAGAACAGTGCCAATGAATTGCCCAGCACTCCCCTAATGACTTTTTACATTACAGATCTCAAGTACAATCGTGCCATGATCCAGGAACCCAGCTTTGTCAGCACTATAGGAGTGCGACAACGCACCTATGACAGCATAACCGATACCTATGAAACCACACAGGGCAATGCTTTCAGTATAGATCGACTCATGCCAGTGCCGTTTGAACTGACCCTGAAGTTGGACATGTGGACGAGTAATACCAATCAGAAGATGCAGTTACTAGAACAAATTTTAGTATTATTCAATCCCAGTTTGGAAATACAAAGCACCGACAACTACATAGACTGGACCAGTCTTACCACAGTCTACTTAGAAGATGTAAACTGGTCAAGTCGCACTATTGGTTCTGGCAATACTGAAGCGTCTATTGACATAGCTACCTTGACTTTTAGATTGCCCATGTGGATATCCAGTCCAGCCAAGGTCAAGAAGCTGGGCGTGGTTGAACGTATTGTGGCCAGTATTTACGATGCCAATGGTGATGCCAGTATAGCTATCACCGATAACGATTTGTTGCT